ATCTGTATAGTTTAGATCCATTTGAGATAAAGGAGTCATAATAAAACAATCTTTACAAGTTATTCTTCTATGAACATCTCCAGCTTTATTAAAAACACTTATTACTATAGTTCCTGTATAGTCTTTTTTAAGACCAAGAGCTCCTGTAAGTGGGTTGTAAATTAAATCCGCCCACTGTCTCATTGTTTTAAAAACGTACATTGAGTTATTTTCATCCAGATTGACTTCAAAGTTTATCCCTAGATCAAATCCGGTTTGTTGAGGTTTAGCTCCTGCATAATATCTTTTAGCGTTTTTATACTGTTGGAATGTCTCACCTGGGTTCTGATCAACACCCAATCCTTCTACACTCTTTACGTGTTCCAATAGGATGTTTCCATTATTTGGATTCCCCTGCGGAGCTACTACAGCAGCAGGTGGGGAGATTAACACCTCGAACTGGTTCGTGAAAATCGGTTCGAATTTATTAACCGCCGCCTTAGAAGATGTATAATGTGGTAATCCTGCCATTTTTTATTTTATATATTTCTCTATAGTGTTTTTAATCAAATTAACTGAATTGAATAAATCCACCAGAAGCTATACCACCTGTTCTAGCAACTGTCATTCTATTTATAAATTTGTGTATACCTCTAGCTGGTTCTACGATTATATCGATAATACCGATATTTTGGTCGATAACAGCAGGAGTGTTGTTAGAAGAGTCCATGATAGTTAAGAAATTGTAAATTCCTCCTACGTTCTTAACCCCTGATAAGTAGTTATCTACTATAGTCTTAATTTCAAGTCTGATTGAATCTTCGTTGAAATCGAATAAGTAGTTAGCTAAGATATCTTCTACGCTTTCTTCAAGTGTAATTAATAGATCTCTAACGTGCAAGTTGTTAAATGCGGAGTTAGTTCTTTGATATCCTGTTTGGTTACCGAAGATTACTAATCCAATGTTTCTTTTTCTTACTATCGGATTAATACCAAATGGCTCTAAAAAATCTCTATCTTCTTGAGAGAAATCATACTCAAGTCCAACTAAGTTAGATCCTGAAAGTACCCCTCTTTTTTGACCAGCTACGATGGAATAAGGTTCGCCGGTAACGAATTTTCTAATAAAATTGTTACTTACGTGAGCTGCTGGTGGGATATTAAAGTTTTTACCATTTTCTCTAATAGTTAAGAATGGAGCAAATACACCGCAGAATTTAGCTCCGTTATCTTCGCTAGGTAGTGTGAATCTAAATGAAGGATTCAGATCAAGATTACCGCCGTCTGCGATATATCTTGCGCTTAGCAAAGGTGCTGGATCGGTAGCAGATGGTGCAGTAGTAAATCTAGGATCAATAGAGTTTTTAAATTTCTCCATTGAAGGAGCATTAATTAATGCTAGACATTTTTGTCTATTTTTAGCAAGATTTGCAAGCTGCTGCTTAGAATCTGTTTGTATCTGTCCGTCAAATGTGTCTACAACATATCTAAATGTGATAATGTTTCTATCAGATAAGGTGTTAGCAATATTGGTTTCTGTCAATACGTTTAAGATCTCATCCAATCTATCATCATTACCGTTTGGTTTATGTGTGTTCTTTAATTGGAATCCAGGAAGATATGTAAAGTTAAGATTTGTTACGAATTTGTGAATCGGTCTAAATTTATTAACTCTTTGTCCTGAGTAGATTTTAATAGGTCTATCGGTTGTTACATATACACTGTATGCTCCTGGCCCTGTTGTATTTCTCTTAGATACTATTACTCTAGCCAATCTATTTGAACCTGTGATAGGATCAATATCTTCGGAAACTAAAAGATCTCCAACTGCTAATCCCGACGCGGTAACATTTTCTAATGTCATTTCAACCTGAACGTTCGGAGTAGGAATTGATTCAATTTCTATAAATTGATTTAAGTTTCCTGCTAAGGATATAATGTTTAGATCATATCCATTTTGGTCTATCGTATCTGCAACGCCAGTTGCATTTGTAAGATAGCTTAATCCAATTCCAACCACAGTTTCCTGTGTTGTTAAATCTGAATCTACATAAGCCTTTAATTCAAGAACTTCAAATCCATCTCTATCGATAGATTTTTCAAGTTTAATATATTGAAGTAGGGATCCATCATATGTTTTATTTATAACATCTCCGTCGCTAATTAATCCACCATCCCAATCTGTGTAGATTTTAGACTCTGAATATCCGAAATAATTAAAGTTTCCTATCGTTTGATTAGGTATAACTACCGGACTTCCTAAAGAACCTGGGCTAGTTTCAAGAGGATCTACAATATCAAAATAATCTGATTTACAGAATTGATATTTTCCGGATGATAAATTCGTCTCATCATAAGGCTCAACCAGATGTGTTGTTGATTTAAATAATGGGTGTGACCATTTAATTCTAACCTGAACGTTTCCCGGTGCAACTGTAACTTCCTTAACTTCCTCTACTTTTAGTTTAACTACGTCTCCGTCGGCAAAATATTTTCTAGCCTCTACATTTCCAGCTAAAGTTGATGTAACTTTTCCTAAAATAAACTTAGGTCCGATTGAAGTAGATGTTACTGCTAAGAATTCTCTTAATGCAGTTTTTCTGCCTCCTGCTGTAGCCCCTTGGAAATTAGTTTGTATATAAGGTAATCCAGCATCTGCATTTTGATAATTATAAGCTGCAAAATCTGCCGAATCAACCCCACTAACGCCAGGATTTGCTAAAGAATCTTCGTATGTGGTACCAACTTCAAGTAACTGAGCGTTTGGTGAAACTAGATCACTTACAGTTTGACTGTTTACTGAATATGAAAAATCAGCAATTAGTGGTGCACTGTAGCTTAAGAAATCTATATTGTCAATCTGGATAGATCCAGGATCTAATGCTCCTGTCAAGTTGTGACCAACCAAATCTATAAATGATGTATTGCTTTCAAGATCATCAAGTGCCTCTTCGTTTACTGCACAAAGAATTCCTGTTTGACCAACTTGATTATTGATAAGTGTTTTAATGTATTGTGTTATACCGTTTTGATCTGCAAAATCTGGGATTAAACATCCGGTAGTCGTAAGAACAACATTTACCTCGTTTAATGATAGAAAATCATCAATTTTTGATTTTATAAATCCTTTAGAAGTAAAGTAGGAAGAATAAATAGGATCCAAAGAAAGATCTGAATAATTAGACCAATTTCCGCTAACTGCAATAACGTCTATAAAGTAATCAGAGACGTAATCATTAGGATTCATAAATACCGGAACATTGTTTGACCCGAAGTATTCCTGTGCAGTAATATCGAATCCTTTGATAGGGATTTTAGCATCAAGAGATTTCTTGATTATAATACTAATTGGATTTTGGCTAAGGTTAACTAAGCTGAATAATTTGGACTGTTCCGTGGTATCTATAGTGGCAAGAAGCATGTTCGGATCAGGAAACCAGAATTTTTCTTTATTATAATAGGAGGAAACTAACTTATCCTGTTTTGGTAAAAGTGCATTGGATCTTGTGTAATCCGCTGTAGAGTTTGCACCGTTAGCTTCTGCTGTATCAATAGAAAACGCTCTATATCTAGCAACGTCTGATCCATTTGCTACGTCAGGAGTTCCTGTTTCAGTAACCGTATTATTTAATTTAAGTAGATTCAAAGCGAAAACAGGTCCACTGTTTAAGCACGTGAATATAGATCGATGAAAGAATGATCCTTTTTTCTCTAAAGCTCTGTCAATGTCACCAAAAACTTTGAGAGCTGTCTGAATGTCAGGTACATAAACCGGGGTGTTAAAAGGTCCTTTAGTTGAAAAACCAACTACCAATCTAACAGTTTGAGGATTTACTACAATGTTTTCAGAAGCGTCAAATTCTAAGGTGTAAACACCAGAACTTTTAAAAACGGATAGATCCAGAGTTAACTTCTTTGCCATTTTGTATTTTTTACTTGTATATATCTTTTTGAGGGAGAACTTTAGAGTTGTCTCAAAGTCCTTCTCTTTAAGTATATATCAAATAATTTGTTAAAAGAAGTCCTTGAAAACGTTATATGTTTCCATTTCCCTAGATGCAGGGTCTCCAATATTGCCATTCTCCCCGGATTCACCCATTTTTTTATTGATGGCATTTTTATATTTTTCTGGTATACTATCATAAATATCCATCACCAGATAATTAAAATCCTGATATTCAAACACAGAATTGGCAACTACAAGGGTCATAGCTATATCATCTTTACCAACCTGACTTTGATATATTCCCTTGCTGGTTTCCCCAAAATTACTTAATTCCATTATTGTTGTTTTTTCCGTAGGAATTATTCTAGAATTTCTGGTGTTTATTTTTAGATCCTCACAATATTTTTCCTTGGTCTTTGGGGTCATTTTAACACCCATTTTCATTTGCTTCGAGCTCTCTGTGTGCCTTGTAAATACTAGCATTTCTGAAAAGAATTTCTCACCCAAAAGAAGTTTTTCTATCAAATATTCCCCCCTATAATCAACCTCTACTGCAACTTTTATCTGTTCGGGATTGAAAACCTCAGTACAAAGCACTTCTAAAAAAACTTTTAGTTCTTCTATCTGGATAGTGTTTGATTTGTAAAGTCCAACTTGTAAAAGGGAGAAAAAGTCAGA